GAGAACAACACCCATTCTATTGAAGTGGTCAAGACTAAGATTAATGCACAGAAGAAGTATATCCGTGACTTGACCGCAATCAACACCCAACACCGTAAAGATAAAGAGGGTGAGATATCAGATATTCGAGATGAAATCGAAGAACTAAATGCTGCGAACAGCGCTTTATCTGAGACGGTTAACACTCTATTACCCACTATCACTGACAGTCTAACTAGTGTTCGTTCTAATAAACAGAAACTAGACCAATACTATGCGCAGTTTAAGACACAGGTTAAGTCTGTAGTCAAGGAGGCAAAGTTCTTTGACCAGAATGAAGTGTGTCCTACTTGCGAACAAGACATTGCAGAAGAGTTGCGTAATGCTAAAAAGGATGCAGCAACCGCCAAGGCTAAAGAACTGAAGATTACAATGGATGAGGCGGAAGTTCAGCAGAAAACCTATGGAGATGAGATAGTTTCTTTGGAAACACAGATGAACGCTTGTCTTGCAGATCAGAACACGTTAAACAACAATCAGCAAACCATCTCTCGTTTACAAAGGTCTATCGATAAACTTCGTACCGACTTGGACAACATGGCGGATAGTTCGGGTGACATGGGACAGGCCAACACTGACCTTAACTCTCTAGACTCGGAACTTCATGAGCGGACTGATGAAAAGTACATTCTTAACGAGAAGGCGTCTTATAACCGTATAGCCAGTGAGTTACTGCGCGACACCGGAATCAAGACCAAGATTATCCGACAGTACATTCCGGTCATCAATGAGTTGACTAATAAGTACTTGCAGATTCTAGACTTCTTTGTACACTTTGAACTGGATGATAGTTTCAGCGAAACCATCCGGTCACGATATCGAGACACGTTTTCTTACGACTCTTTCTCTGAAGGTGAGAAACAGCGTATTGACTTGTCCCTACTATTTACTTGGCGACAGATTGCTAAGATGAAGAATTCAGTATCGACTAATCTGTTGATACTAGATGAAACGTTCGACTCTTCGTTGGACGGTGAAGGTGTAGATAACCTTATGAAGATTATCGACACTTTGAAAGAGGACACTAATGTTTTTGTGATATCTCACAAGACTGAACTTGAGGATGCTCACTTCGAACGCAAGTTGACATTCGTTAAAGATAAAAACTTCAGTCGAATGAAAGAAAGTACTTGACAGACGTGTCATATTGTTATATAATGGTCACCATACTAACTAAGGAACAAACCAATGGAACTATCTAGTCGCACAGTCGAGATTCTTCGTAACTTCTCGACTATCAATCCAAACATTGTAGTCAATGGCGGTAACGTCTTAAAGACTATGTCTATCGCAAAGAACATTGTATCTCGTGCTGAGATCGAAGAGACCTTCCCGAACACGTTCGGTATCTACGACCTCTCTGAGTTCTTGTCGGTATTGTCACTAGTTGACCGTCCTTCGATTACTTTCGGCGAGAGCTTCTGTACCGTTTCTGACGGCAGCGGGTTGTCATCGGTGAAATACTTTTACTCTGACCCTGAGATGCTTTCTTCACCAAAGAAAGATATTGTTATGCCACAGGGTGAAGTACAATTCTTGCTTACTAATGAAACTTTAAGTAAGATCAAACGTGCGTCATCTGCACTTGGCTATGATAATATCTCTATCCGTCCAAACGGTAATTCTGTTGAGATTGCGGTAGTCGATGCCAATGACTCTACGTCTAATTCCTATTCTGTGTTAGTTGAAGGAACCTTCCCTGAAGGTGCTGACTTTAACTTCATCATGGGAGTATCTAACATGAAGTTGTTGGGTGAAGACTACGAGGTTTCTATCTCAACAAAGTTAATCTCCAACTTCAAATCAATTACTTCAGAAACGCAATACTTTATTGCACTTGAAAAGTCATCTACTTACGGAGCCTAAAATGACTGAAGAACAAAAGAATCTAAATGACCTAGCGAATCGTGTTGCACGTTCTTGTATTGCTGTGGTCGACACTGTAGTCACCCGTGGTGGTTTTAAGGGTGAAGAACTAACGACGGTTGGTCAGTTGCGCGACCAAGCAATCCGAGTGGTATCACTTTACGAAAGCGTCGCAAAAGCATTTGCAGAAGAAGAAGTAGCAGCTGCAGAAGCTTCTAAATCTAAGAAGAAGTAAAGCAACCCCTTTCGGTCTCTTGGGTCATAATGTCTTTGCCCAAGGATGTGATTCGAATTTGAATATGATTTATATTATGAAACTGTTTGATTCAAGAGACCGACCTTTTATTATGTACTGCAATTGATAAAACTAGACCCCTATATAGCTAAAGAAACCGCAGTACATGTGTTGACGGGGGCGATGATTAATTACCCCCTCAACATTTTCTTTTTGTGGTTGATTGTAGGTGAGTGGGAGATAACAGACCCATTCTGGATTTCCAACATAATTACTTGTTGGTTCTCTGTTGTCGCCTTTACGAGAATATACATAGTAAGGTCTTACTCAGAAAAACGAAAGAAGAATACCGGAAACGGTAGACCCAATAGAAAGTAAATGCCCTTATAGCTCAGTTGGTAGAGCACTTCACTTGTAATGAAGATGTCCCGCGTTCGAATCGTGGTGAGGGCTCCATTTTATATATTATGAATACGGTGAGTTATGACTTCTACATCATCTGGTGTCTACTCTGACACCGCATATACATTTACAAGCGAAAGTGTGAGTGCTGGACATCCGGATAAAGTTGCAGATGCAATCTCTGATGCGGTTGCTCACTACTTAATTGATAATAACATCCATAATCGTGCCGCAGTTGAAACCCTAGTTACGACTAACATGGTAACCCTTGCTGGGGAGTACAAGAGCGACAAGTTCAATAAAGATGTCATTGCACAAATTGTACGAGGTGTCGTAAAAGACATTGGATATGAGCAAGACGGTTTTAATTGGAACACTTTAAAGATCTATAACGAACTGCACGGTCAGTCGCCCGATATCGCATTAGGAACCGATGACTTCGGTGCGGGTGACCAAGGACTTATGTTTGGGTACGCGACTAATGAAACTGATGACTATATGCCTCTTGCAATTAGTCTCAGTCATAGTATACTTCGTGAAATTACTGCTGCGTTACCTTTCGGCCCTGATGCGAAGGCGCAAGTCTCTGTAGACTACTCTGATATAGGACAACCAGTGCGAGTGTCTAAGGTGGTCTGTAGTGCTCAGCATACCGCAGACCAAGACATAGAACTTGTACGAACCGTTTTAAGAACATGTATCAAAAGACTTCTGAACGACTGGGTGGACGATGATACTGAATATCTTATTAATCCCACCGGACAGTTTATCATCGGAGGCCCTGATGGTGATGCGGGTGTTACTGGTCGAAAGATTATCGTTGATACTTACGGGGGTTACTGTCCACACGGGGGTGGTGCATTCAGTGGTAAGGACTGTACTAAAGTAGACCGCTCTGGTGCATATATGGCACGTTACCTAGCAAAAAATATCGTTGTAAATAAAGGTGTTGATAACTGTACGGTGCAGTTAAGTTATGCCATAGGCGTCAAAGAACCGACTAGTGTTTACGTATATGCTGACGGTAAAGTGCGTCCAGACCTTGTTGAATGGATTCTGGATAGGGTTGACCTAACCCCTAGAGGCATTATTGATAGATTCAACCTCTTTAACTTGAACTTAAATTTGACCACTAACTACGGACACTTTGGTAAATCCTACTTACCATGGGAAAAACTTGACCTTTACGACTAAATAAAAGTACAAAGTTTGTTTACATGAGGGGAGTAATGTAGTATAATACCCCCATTGAAAGATTAATTATATTATGGAGTAATACATGAGCAATGAGTTTTTGTGGGTCGAGAAGTACCGTCCGAAGAAAGTTTCAGAAACAATCCTTCCGGATGACCTCAAACAAACATTTCAAAACATTGTGGATGGTGGAGAAATCCTCAACATGATGTTCACCGGCACTGCCGGTACTGGTAAGACCACAGTCGCACGTGCGATATGTGAGGAACTTGACCTAGACTATATCGTAGTCAACGGGTCTGAAGAAGGTAACATTGACACACTGCGCGGAAAGATTAAACAGTTCGCATCGTCTGTGTCTCTGTCCGGCGGTTATAAGGTGGTTATCCTCGACGAGGCGGATTACCTAAATCCACAATCGACGCAACCTGCTCTCCGTGGGTTCATCGAAGAGTTCTCTAACAACTGTCGTTTCATTATGACATGTAACTTCGAGAACCGTATCATCGAACCTCTACACTCAAGGTGTTCTAAATACACCTTTAACTTCAATAAGAAAACTATGACCTCGCTATGCGGTGGGTTCATGCAGCGTCTCCAAGGAATCTTGAAAGAAGAAGGCGTGGAGTTCGATAAGAATGT